GATTTTAGGCCTACTGATAGACCGACGAACTCTTCTTCTTCTGCGACGCAACCTGATACGAGAACGGAAGCGAGAACGGAAACCACGACGACGACTGCGAAATCTTCTACGAAACATTTTTAAACCTTTATCTATAATTTCTGTATGATCTATGCTTTTTGGGCTTATAGACCTTACGTGTTTTTTGCCAATGCTTATATTCATTCCAAGCATCTGCACCTAATGTACCAAGACCATAGAACCAAGATACGGGATCCCCGTAACGATCTTCAATATCTTGAGTATCTGAAAAGCCAGGGTTTTTACGAACACGATGAGCAGCAATAGTAAGCGTACCTGGAGGGTTGCGACCTTGACCACCTGCACGTATAGCCTGACGACCTCTTGCACCATCTGATGCTTTTTTCATGTTAACGATCATATCTGATCTGACTTTATCTGCCTGTGCATGGAGGAGATCTAATTCGGCCTGTTCTTTCTTAGACTGCATGATCTTATCCTGACGAGCAGAAACAGCATTTCCAAGGTGTTGGGCAGCTTGACCTATACCAGAGTTACCTTCACTTGCAAAAGAGGGACTGGCACTCATAGAAGGGGCTCCTATAGCATACAAAGGATGGATACCAGCTTTCTTAGCATCCTTAACTTTCCATTGAATACCATTTTGGGCAAATTCCTTCTGCATTTCATAGTTACGCTCATTAGACTCACGTTGAGCCTTAGCTTCGGATTTACCACCGAAAAACGATCCAACTGCACCAAGGAGTGATCCAAAAAAACTCATGTTAACAACTCCTGTTATGGCGTTCTCTGTGCATAGGACGAGATGATCCACCACGAGCCTTACGCTTAAAGAACTGTACTTTACGAGCCCGATCAGCACGGGCAACTTTCTCCTTACAACGCACCTTACGATCCAACTTAACAGATCCATGGAATGGTAAGAGATGTTCAGGTTTGTAGGCTGGAGTATACTTTTGTGGAGGAGGCTGGCGGAACAAACGGGGTTTAATAGTATGGGAAATACGACGAGTATCAGTAACAACGTGGGAAACCTTCCTGGAACGCTTATTTCTATGCTTTAGCGACTTACCCAGAAAGGAAGTAGGGATCAACCGATGACGACGACTATAGTCCGACCTTCTTAGAGTCCTGGACTCTCTTAGTGATCTTGTATGCCGCCTTTTCCGTCTGCTCATGTTCGTTCGCCTCCTCACGCTTGATTATATCCAACATTTGCTGATGTTTCAAACGATCAATATAGGCCTTGCGTTTCTTTTCCTCTTCAGAACGCTTGTCGAAATCTTCTGGTAGATCTGGCAACTCTTCATCAAGATAATACTTTACAAGGCGTCCTAAGTGTTTCATCATGGTAGAATCGAGGCGTAATCTACGACCAAAGTAATGACGGAACTTAATACGACGATCCTTGGGATCAGACCATAGTTTGTCAAAGGCTTGAATATCGGGAAATGTATAGATGCCTTCGTCAGAAACAAAGAAATTACCATCCCAGAGATCCAGCTCAAACTTCAATCCTAAACGCTCTACAGTAAAACGACCTGTAAGATCCAGAGATCTGGAAGGATATAACCTCATCTTCACCAACTGCTTCGCAATGTCATGGAGTCCTGGATAACCAAAAGCAGGCTTACGAGAAGCGAGCCAAAACTCAGGTTCACGACCGTTGAGATTCTCATGGTCTTTATTTGTCATCTTCTTAATGGTGTAGGAAGCGGTGTAGTTGATAGAGTTCATTGCGTCCTTCATATCACCGGTACCTGCAAGTGGACGAGTCTGGACAAAGCCAAAATTCCAAGCTTTTTCGATGTACTTAGCACAGTAGTCATGTGGTATTCCATAGATGATCCCGTGGTAGTGTGGACGTTGTGAGAGATCTCCATATTCTCCAACTCCCATGAATCTGATGTTCTTGAGTTGTATATGATCACGAAAACGTTTCATAAACTTCTGAAAATCTTTCTTAACAAGGGTAGCACCTTCGGGGAGATGTTCAGGAGCATAGGTAAGAGTAAAGAATGTAGCCATACGGGAATTGCCTGCATATTCGAGGTAGGATCTGGTAACTATTTCATTGAGTCTGGTAACACGACAGGACATACACTGTCCGCATGGAACGTAATAGCCCTGGGCTGTTCGGATAGGTTTTTTGCATAACATAAGTATCTCCTATAGATTAGATGTAGGAGAAGTATAGCTAAAAGAGTCTTATCTGTCACTTAGAGAGTGGCCTATCAAGTAAGGCCACTCTAATCTATCAAAATTACAGTTAGAATTATAGCATATTGCACCCAAGCAAAGCTTGGGTACCCCTGCCGAATTAGATCGGCAGGCAATGAAATTAACGTCGGAGTTAATTGAAGTGGTAATCAATGCCTACGTGAATGTGGCGGTTCGGAGCCAGGCTCTCGACAGACACCGCCAACATACGTGCGTTAAGTGCGTTCAGAGGGCGTTACATCGCGAGAACGATCCTCTGCTTTATTAGGTTCCGAGCCTTCGTCATTAGCCGCGTTCGCGGACGGATCAGCGGACGCCCGCAGATCCTCAACGTTGTTGGGTCTCCCGGAATTCCCTTCATCTTCTTTTATGGAAGAAGTGGGGGAGTCTTCTACTGGATACTCCTCCATCATAGCAGCATACTCGTATGGTGTATCAATCAGTCCCTCATCTTCATCATCAGGGAAGTCCAAATCATCAGACTCATCGATTGAATCGAGATCATTTTTATCTGCAAATTGAGAGAGCATACCAAGCATTTCTGCACGCAGTTTATCATAGATATTCATCTCTTCAGGAGCAAGGGTTTCGACAAGGGATTCAGGATCTACAGGATCATAGACAGAAGCAGTTTGCGACTTAACAACACCAATAGAAACTCCAGCAGAAGAAAGCGGAACGAAGTCAACCTCATCACCTGATCTGACACGGAACATAAATACCGCATGGTTTGTAGCACCGGGTAGTGGCGTCTTAGGCTCTGTATTATGCAGAACGGCAACCGCCTGATCTGCGTAGATCGTCAACTTGCACGTCTGATCTGCTGTATATGTATATGGCTCATTAGCCTTGAGTTCGATTTCTATCATTACATCAACCTTCCAACTGATACGTTTTTAACCATACGTCTGGCAACACATTTGTTGTTAATCATACACCATAAAGAGTGCTGCGTCTGTTCAGCGAAGATACGCTTAGACGGAGTACACTCAATAAATGTCGAATTGAGAGCAGGCTTATTGTTGAACTTACGAGCAAGATGCCAAAAGTCAAGTTTATCACGAAATTCACCCGCAACGGTAGAAGGTGTGTGAGTATAGTCTGAATAGCGATCCTGATAACCGAAAGTCTCTTCAAGAGAAGCGGGATCTTTAGCATAGACCTCACCGACTTTAACTTCCTGCTGACCGATAGACTGTAGTTCTTTCTGGAAGTAGTCCTCTTTATCAGTACGCAAGAATGTACGATGGACACCATCCTGATAGATAGACTTAGGTACGACAGACATCAAAGTAATAATGTAGCCGTGTTCTTCAAAGAACTTCTTAGAAGATCTCGTACGTAGAGCAGTAATACCATGTCCACGCATATTACCAACTGGAGAATCACCATCCATTGCAGTTTGAAGCACCTCACTAATCTGGACAGTAGACTTACCACCACCGAGGTATTCTGGACGTTGTAACCTGGCATCTGAAGGACGAACACCAAGATAACGAAGGTACTCTGTATAACGAGATCCATACCTGGCACGGGCTTCTGCATATCTCTGTAGTGCGAAGAACTCACGGAACTCTGTAGCAGTTAAACCAGTAGCCTGGGAAAGATCAGCAGTAAGATAACCATCGCGAGGTACAAGGCCTTTGCCAGCATCTACTGCAGGGTCTGCATCAATGGAGGAACTACCAGTATCACGAACCATGTATGAAGTATTAGAACCATCATCTGTTTCAAGCCAACGAGAATTGGAACCGGTAAATCTAACAGGAGCATCGGTACCAATTGGCAAGGTAATATCGGGGCCTTTTTGTGGCCAAGGACGAGCAGCTGTAAAGTAGTCCTTACGCCATGCAATTTTAGCAAGTGTACGGGTATCGAGATTACGTTCAGCACAAAGATCCTGATCACGATAGAATTCATTATAAATCAAATTGTACGCACGAATAGGCATAGCATTTACACGAATGGTACTACCATTAGTGATAGGAGGAATACCCATGTAATCGACAAGAGTATCTTTAACACCAGAAACAGCAAGTTTAGGAATTTCAAGAGAATCGTCTGATCCGGTAATGAAATCTTCCCATTTATCCCAGGTTAGACGGTTGGGAACGAACCAATGATGGAAACGAACAATAACAGGGTGCATCACTGGAGCAAGCATAGGGGAAAGTCTGATAAGAGCAGATGTCTGCATCTTCATGCTATCACCTGGCAAGACTTCCTGAACCTGAACAGGTACCAGTTTTCCCATGTCCATAGTAGCCAATTTGTAGTTTGAGAGATTGTGTTTTGATCTTTTCATATTTACATCCTATAACCGATTTTAGGCCTACTGATAGACCGACGAACTCTTCTTCTTCTGCGACGCAACCTGATACGAGAACGGAAGCGAGAACGGAAACCACGACGACGACTGCG